CCCCCTGAAAAAAAAAAAAACAAAAGCACCTAAAGGCGCCTTGCCAAAACAAAAAAAAACCCCCCCCCCCCCCCCCCTACGCTTGATTTTTTGCAATCCGCACTTAGATTTGTGCAGAGCAAACAACATCAGCGCAGCGTCTCCAGAAGGGCTGAAAGTCCGACCTTTTTCGATGTCGCTAACTGCGCCGGGAGAAAGACAAATGGCCGTGCCGATCTCAAGTAGCGTCAGGCCCGTTGCGCGGAGGTCGGTAATCCGGGATGCCCATGTACTCATGGACAGTACTCTACGGGATGCCGTTACGGAAAGCAACCAGCATCCCGTAGCCGCGCTATTGGATAATTCAGCAATGCACCGATATACCGAATACCCGAGAGGCGGGCACCTTGGAGCGCGGCTGAAATGGTGGCGCGAGAAAGGCCGTCAGCTCACAAGAGGCCAGCTCGCCACGCTATCAGGCGTGCCCTACTCGACGATTGCCGAGATCGAGAACCAATCACAGCACAGCAGCACAAAGATCACCCAGCTCGCTGCTGCATTGAGAATAAACGCTCATTACCTCGGCTCGGGTGAGGGCGATCCTGAGCAGACCAACTCCACCGCGGCGCCCTCCACCGCTGGGATGGGCCTACCAGGATTCGACCCCGACCTGATCGCAGATTTCGACGACAACGAACTCGAACTGCTCGCCATGAAAATTAACCGAATCGCTGAAGAGATCCGGTCCAGACGATCCGGCAAAAAGACAGCCTCCCGTTAACCGTAGCCCCGTCCGTTCTGGCCGGGGCTTTTATTTGGGCTTTATTTACGGGAACCCGTTGACAGGGGTTACGGGTGCCCGTAGAGTTGACCCATCGGCGGCAAACACCGCATGGGAGGAAAGATGAGTAACCAAGACCACCGCTTCTACACGAAGCTGAACGGCAAAGAGATCGAAGGCGGCGTCCTCTGCTTCTTCAAGTCGAGCTGCATGACGGTTGAGTCCTTCTCGGACGACTCCGAGACCGGCGAGAACTACCGCGCTCACTGGATGCAGCTTCCAGGCCGCGACATCCAGATCACCAAGATCGAGCGCAACGACGCGAGGCCGGGGAAAGACGATTACTGGGTTATCGACTTGATGAGCCATCTCGAAGTGATCGCGCTCGAAAACATGATTGCCGAGCAGCTTGAGCGCGAGCAGACCAGCGAATACCAGCGCGCAGTAGAACAGGCTGAAGCTGCGTATGACCCGTTTGCTGAGGTGGCGTTTTGAACGCCCTGTTCTGGTTGAGCCACAGCCTCGTGCTGTTTGGTCTCGCAGTAATTCTGATCAAAGAATTTAAGGAGTACCGCAATCGTGAATGAGTTCAACAACCTGATTGATACGGGCCGTTTTCTGAAAGTCATGGCCGATCTTGAGACTGGCCGTGACGAACCCGAGCCGCACCAGTTCAAGCGCGACCAGATCCTGACCCCAGTTGAGCAGCTCCGCGCAAAAGTCGTGCGACTGCTGAAAGACGAGATCAGCGGCTGGGACGAGGACCGCGCATGGGACAGCCGCATGAGCGAGTTGGCTCGCATTGTGGATGAGCTGTGAACGAGCTTTATATCTTGGGCGCCTACGTCATTCCGCCGCTCGTGCGCGAGTCCCGGCTAGTGCGCGACCTGACCATGCCGGTACTCGGTAACGAGTACGACGAGCCTGCATACAAGCGGAATCCTGGCTACGTGACGCACGCTAAAGAGCGCAACAGCAAGCGCAAGGTGCGGTCAACGGTTAGCTATTTACTCAGAGCGCAGGCGTGAGCGGCTGGCGCTGGTTAGAAGAATCTGAAGAGGAGAGATACGAACATGAACGAGCAATCACAGGAAATCGGGGAGCTTGCGGCGGCGCTGGCACTGGCACAGGGCGAGATTACTGGCGCACTGAAGGACAGCGCGAACCCGTTCTTCAAAAGCAAGTATGCGGATCTCGCGTCCGTCTGGGACGCCTGCCGTGCAAGCTTATCTAAGAACGGGCTGGCAGTGATCCAGGTTGCATCTACCGGCGACAGCGGCGCTGCGGTTGTCACGACGACACTCGCCCACAAGTCGGGCCAGTGGATGCGCGGCTCGATTGCGCTTCTGCCGGTCAAGTCCGATCCGCAGGGCATGGGGTCCGCCTACACCTACGCTCGCAGGTACGCACTTGCGGCAATGGTTGGCGTTGCACAGATCGACGACGACGCGAACGCGGCAAGCGGGAAGGTCGGAACCGTGGTTGACCCTCGCGGCCAGGATCGTCCCGCTCAGGACAACAAGACGGTACAGGAATACGTCGCGCGGTTTGTTGAAGCGATGGAAAACCCCGACGACAAGGCGGCAGCGGCTGATGTGTTCGACATCCACAACGAGGTGTCAGACAAGCACGATTTATACATCGCTATCGGTGACGCGCTGGGCACCAAATACAAGAACGCGATACGCAAGTTTGTGGCAATGGCGAAACAGAAGGAAGCCGCGTAATGGCATACGAACAGAGAGATGGAGCGGGTACGCTTTTCAAGAACGACAAGCAGAACGAAAACCAGCCCGACTACCGGGGCAGCATCCGCATCCTTGTCACGCCTGAGCAGCTTAAGACGGCAACAAGCGAAGGGGTCCGGATCGACCTTGAGTTGGCTTCGTGGATCAGGAGAACCAAGACGGACAAGCCATTTATGAGCCTTAAAGCGCAGCCGAAGCGCGAGGAGCGGAAAGAAGCGCCGCCCGCTCGTCAGGATGACCCGGCATTCAACGACGATATTCCATTCTGATGATTACCGACGACCGCCGAGATAAGTCCATCCGCTATTTGGCCGAAACGGATAGCGAGATGGCAGAGGCCGAGGGCGAGTCAATGCGCCGTGAGTTCATGCTCGACCTTGTGAAAGACCGCTGCTTCCTGACTTCAGATGGAAGCGTGGCAGAGCGCAACGCAAAGGCGGGAACCGCTGTGGATGTCTCTAGGGCGCACGAGGAATGGGTACAGGCCATTGTCGCTTTCAAGCGGATAAAGGCCAAGCGTGAGACAGAGCGCGTCGTATGGGAGACGTGGCGCAGCGAGAACAGCAACAGGAGGCAGGGTGGCTAAGAAGTCTTTAAGGGCGCTCGCACAGGGCCAGCCTTGCATGGTGAGGATTCCAGGCGTGTGCAATGGGAATCCATACACGACCGTGCTTGCTCACCTTCGCCTTGCTGGAATAACTGGCGGCGCACAGAAGGCCCCTGACGCCCTTGGAGCGTGGGCCTGTAGCGAGTGCCACCGCTGCATTGACTCGAATGGGAACAGCCACGGGCTAGAGCGGGATTTTGTGCGGCTGGCGTTCTACGACGGAATGGCGAGAACTCAGTACCTGCTGCTTAAGGACGAATATCTACTGGAGTGCGTGGCATGAGCGAATCAGAACGGTTCACCGCAGAGGACCAGCGTACATCTACCGCGAGGGAAGCTGTAGCCGCCCTCCGCGCCTACGCCGACAGCCTTGAGCGGGCACCTAACGAACCGGGAACAACCTACCGCCAAAAGCTGAAAGGTTTTTACGAGTATTTCCATTTGCTCGACGCTACACCTATGAACGGCTGCGAACGTGCTTGCGTTGCGGGATTTGCTGATTGGCTAGATAAGCAACCCGCTCCACCGCCGCCAGATGTGCAGGCGTGGCAGCCGATTGAGACTGCGCCGGAAAAGGAATGGGTGATTATCGCGACAAATAACGGGATTGGGGAAGCGATTAGATACGGCAGTCAGTGGGATTGGGCGGGGGAGTGCAAGTCACCAAAGATCGTGAACCACTGGATGCCGCTGCCTTCCCCACCTCAAGCGAAGTGAACAGTTCAGCGTCGAGGAAATGACCTATGAGAGTCCTGGTTGCCTGTGAATTCAGCGGCGTTGTCCGCCGCGCCTTTGCCGCACTCGGGCACGATGCCTGGTCGTGTGACCTGTTGCCGGCCGAGGACCGCAGCAACAAGCACATCGTGGGCGACGCTCGCGACATCTTGAACGACGGATGGGACCTGTTGATGGTGGCCCATCCGCCATGCACAAGGCTTTGCAATTCAGGCGTGCGCTGGCTCCACAAGCCGCCACCCGGCAAGACGCTGGCCGGGATCTGGGACGACTTGAGGGGCGCTGCCGACCTGTTTAGCGCGTTCTGGAATGCGCCCATTGATCGGGTGGCCGTCGAGAACCCGGTGATGCACAAGCACGCCCGCGAGCTGATACGGAACTTCGAGCCAGCAGCGCAGACGGTGCAGCCTTGGCAGTTCGGGCACGGCGAGACCAAAGCAATTTGCCTGTGGCTGCGCGGACTGCCCGCGCTGGTGCCGACGAACATCGTCGAGGGACGCACGCCACGGGTCCACCACATGCCGCCAGGTCCGAACAGGTGGCGGGAACGGTCGCGATTCTTCCCCGGCGTGGCTGCGGCAATGGCGCAGCAGTGGGGCGGAATCGCGGACGAGCAACAGGCCAGCGCATAGCGGATTAACTGAGTTGAATTGCAGAGATGACTATGGAAACGCCTGAACAGATCCTGCGCCGCGCAATCGAACTGCACGAGCCGACGCATATCTTTGGCTTGTTCTCGGGCGGCGACGACAGTCTGACAGTGACGCACTTCGCCATGCAGCAACTTGGCGACCTTATTGTTGATGCCATCGTCCACATCAATACCGGCATCGGCTTGCCGGAAACGCGCAAGCATGTGGATACCGTGTGCGAACTGCTTGGCTGGAACCTGATCGAGTACAAGGCAAAGGATCTCGGCCAAGACTACGAGCAGCTTGTCCTTGCTCACGGCTTCCCAGGCCCGGACCACCACACAAAGATGTTTAACAGGCTCAAGGAACGCGCCTTGCGTGCGCTCACGCGGGACTATCCAGGCGGCAACCTTATGCTCATTTCAGGCTTGCGCATGCAGGAGAGCGGGCGACGGATGCGATTGAAGGCCGAACCCATACAGAAGGACGGTCGGCGTATCTGGTGCGCTCCGTTCTTCTATTGGTCAAACGATCAGGTCCGCGAATACCGCACAGCCGTACTGTCCCACGTCCCAAGGAACCCCGCCAAGGAATATCTGTGCATGTCCGGGGAATGCCTGTGCGGTGCGTTTGCTAGGAAGGGCGAGCTAAACGAGATCGAGACGTTCTTCCCTGATACCGGGAAGCGATTGCGCGACCTTGAGAAGCGCGTTGCCGCTGCGGGCTTCCCTTGGGGGTGGGATGAAGCCCCGCCGCCGTGGTGGGGAAAGATGAAGAACGCAGAGAAGGCTGGGCAGGCGGACGCATTCGAGGACGAGAGAGACAGCGAGATCCAGATGCTTTGCACGTCCTGCCAGTTCAGAAAAGACAACGAAGCTGCTTAGAGCATCCGCGACATAGTGAAATGGCAAAAATCACGCTAGACGCCTGGGCGCGCAAGAAGTACGAGCCGCCACCGCACAAGAAAACCTTGCAGCGGTGGGCGCGGGATTGCTGGATCTACCCTATACCGGAGAAGGTCGGGCGGTCGTACTATGTCGATCCCGAGGCCCGGTTCATCGGTGCCGACCATTCGAGGATCGCGTATGGCTCCGAGGCAGCGTAAAGACCCGAGGCTCCCGACTGGCCTGCGCGAGCGGGACGGCTACTATTCGTGGACCAGTCCCGCCGATGGATGCGAGTACGGGCTGGGCAGGGATCGGCGCCACGCCATTCAGGAAGCCATTGCGGCGAACACCCACCTAGCCACGCGCAAGCCGTCCCTGGTCGAGCGGATCGCAGGCGGGGCTGAGTCGTGGTCGTCATGGTGTGATGACTTCGAGAAAATCCTTGCCGAGCGGGACAGCCGCCCGAATACGGTACGCACCCGCAAGAGCCAGATGAAGCGCTTGCGCGCCCTGTTCACGCCGGGAGCCACGGTCAAGTCCATCACCACGAAGCAATGCGCGGAGAAGGTCGAGGAACTGCGGGATGCCGGGAAACACCGCACAGCACAAGCGTTCCGCGCCTTCCTGATTGATTGCTTTGACCGGGCCATTGCACGGGGCATTCGGGACGACAACCCCGCCCGGACACTGGATGCCGTCCGGGTCCGCGTCATGCGCTCCAGGCTCACGCTGGAGGTGTTCTGGAAGGCATACGAGGCCACCCCGCTGCTGTGGCTCAAGAACGCCATGCTGCTCGCCCTTGTGTCTGGGCAAGACCGGGACAGCGTAGGCACTGCCGAGTTCACGGCCATCCGCGATGAGGCATGGTGGAACGAACGGACCAAGACCGGGGCACGCATCATCCTGCCGCTCGACCTTCGGCTGGACTGTATCGGATTGAGCTTGGGCGACGTGGTGAAGCGTTGCCGCTCGACCGGGATTCTATCCCGCCACCTGATTCACCAGACGCAGCGGGCGAAGGGGGCGCGGCTGGGCAAGGCCATCCACCTGGACATGCTCTCGCGCCGGTTCCGGGCCGCTGTCATGTCGCTGGGAATCGAGTGGGCAGAAAAGCAGCCGCCGAGCTTCCATGAGATCCGGTCCCTGTCTGGACGGCTGCACAAGGAGCAGGGCGACATATCGCCGCAGGAATTGATGGGCCACAAGGACCCAAGGACAACCGCGATTTACACCGATGGACGGGGCGAATGGGTGCGCGTTGGGGTCAGGAAGTGACCACTGTATATCGGAGGGGTTTCGGAGGGAATCGGAGAAGGTGTGCTATTTCCCGAGTGTTTCACGTGGCGCAGCTACTGCCCATGCAGCAAAACAGAATGCGATAAGGCCTTGTATCCATAGAGAATTGAGCCTGATTGCTAGGGGATGAAAAGGAACGAAAGGCGCACCGAGAAACAGCAGGTTACACACTGTATATCGGAGAGCGAAAATGAGTGAAGAGAAACCCCGCCTGGTGCGGGTAACGGACCCGGTGGAGATTGAGGCGGTCAAGGCTGGAGCGAGTGGGGACATTGGCTGCCCCCTTGGTCATTGGTACAACGAGATACTACTGACATCACCAGAGCCAACGCTGGGTAAGGTCTGGTACGCCGACGCCGCCGAGATGGCGAAGTGGCGGGCTGGACGGGCTAAGGCTGCGGATGAGGTATGAGCAAGTCTCCCCGCAGTCCGAATCGGCTCCGTATGGAGTTCATTCCCAGCAATCGCTGGGATAGGCTGCGGGGAGCATTTCGTCAGGAGTGAGCGGTGCAAAAACGATACAGGGGAAATAAATGACCGATACCACATGGCTTGACGACCTGAACGGCGCGCTTATAGGGATCGAACGCAAGATAGAAGCAAGCGCGAAGGCGGAGGCAGAGGAGCGATACCAGGATCTGTTGGAGGACTTGGGCGTATTCCCCGACAGCAAGACGACCGGGCTGCACATATGGTCATGTGACGAGATCATCAGAACTGTGCCAATAGGCGACGCGATCCTAGAATGGATGGACACCGACAAGAACAACCAGACGCTCCGCAAAGATCAGATGCTGGCTTGGGCCGCAGAACTGGATCGTATTGCAGCAAGGATAAGGACAGTCGTTGAAGAGGGGCGATATGCTGACGATGAAGAGTAGGCCATCTCACAGCGCATCGCCTAAGCCATGACAATTACGTCAATAAACTGTGCGTTATTGATTCAATAAGAAAGAATAACGCCACTTGTGGCGGCTATGGCGCGGTTTGTATCCAGTCCACCAGCGCCCGGTTTTTGGCTTCGCAGGCTCTAAACGCCTCGCTATCGGAAATCTTGCAGGCCAGTAGCATGGCGGCTTGCGAGTCCAAGTCTAGATTCACGAACTCAGGCCGCAACACACACAACTGCCTCTGACACGGCTCCATCGCCTGCACAGGCTGTGCCCGATCAGGCTTAAGGATTAGTGGCGGCTTGGTTGTAGCGCAGCCTGAAATCACTAGACAGGCTGCTAACAGGGCATATGGGCGCATTCGTGGGCACCAGCTTGGTCTGGGTCAGGATGACGGGGGGTTGGGCGCGCAGGTCCGCGTAGACCGTGGATAGGGCCGTAAGGGTGGCTGAGAGGTCCTTGGCGCGTTCCTGGTCCTTGGCCCTGACCTTGGCAGCTTCTGCCTGTGCTTCGTTCCACGCGGCCTGATATGAAGCCTCAACGCGGGCTTCACCTACCCCGATCCAGTGCGAGCGCAGCCACAGGGCCCCGGACAGCAGGGCGATAACCGCCGCTCCTATACCGATTAGGCGCAGATTGGCGAATATCAGGCTAAACATTGCCGGTTATTGCCTTGGGAGTTTGGCCTTTATTGCAGCCACCCATTGCTCCTGTTCTGGAGTCAATTTCCCGACAGAAGGATCACCGGCAATGGCTCTGGCAAGGATGGTATTTCTAAGGTGGCTCACGTTCTCTGGCTTCCCGTATTCAGTACCAGAGAAGGTGGACATCTGTTCAGGGGTTAGCTTGAAATCTGGATTGACACCGTTTTGGTTTAGCCACAAGCGGACAGCCTCATTTTTCGCTACTGCGCGCTGCTCCGATGGGGAGTTCTTGCTGTATGGGTTGAGCGTTATCTTGTTGTCCTGCGCTGCCATTCCAGCGACGCTGGGGTTGCTTTTGAAGTAGGCATTTTCTCCAGCATAGGGGCTGCGTACTTCATAGCCGTATAGCTTATTCAGGGGATTCACGGGGGAAGGCGCAAGAAGGCCATTTGCTTTTTGCGACCCTAAAAGTCCATTGTTCCCCAAATACAGGTCAGGCAAAGAATTTAGCAGCCCGCCACTTGGAGTTAACTTAGCCATTTACTTCGACTGCGCGCTGTTGAAGTAGCCCCGCCATGCCGTGAGCAGGCCGGATGCCAGCAGCACGTACTTCAGGCACTCAGGGGTAAACACCCCGTCAGCCACGGCAAGCACGCCCACAGTCACCTGAGCAAAGCCAAGGATCTTGGTCCCGTGGGACCGCCACAGGTTAAGTACGCTGTTCATTCAGTAACCTCAGTCCGTATTCCATGTCCTTTCTAGCCCGCTCCAGCTCATCGAAACAGAGCGGGAGTTCGTTTTCTTCCAGCGCCATGCGGATAGCCTCAAGGCGGTTCCGGGCGCTGCGGAAGCATTCCTCAGGGGTGGATGTCACTCGATCATCTCCGGGGTTACTGTAGTCCGCGCAACCTGCCCGAATTGAGAGTGATACGTCATGGCCGTCGCCTCCCGTTCGCTCAGGTACCCGTTGCGAGCCGCATACGCATCGGGGGCCGCCAAGGTGGGATGCTGGATCACCTTGATCCCAGGATGCTCCTTCTCCTCTACGTGGTGCCGGTGTCCGGTGTGGCAATACCGCTTTACCGTGTCGCCCCATAGCTTTGGGTACTTGGCAGCGAACAGCAGCGGGAGGCTCACATTCTTGACCAAGTGGCCGTGATGGAACGCAAGCATGGTCTGGCCGTGCTGATACACGTAGAACGGCAAAACGGACGTGTCTATGAAAACTCGCGGCTCTTTCTCGTACAGCGCGATGAACAGCTCACGGAGCCACACCGAGGATGCCGGGTCGTGATTGCCCTCTGCCAGCACAACATGGACCTGCTCGTGCTTCTCAAGGGCCGCATTCACAAGTATCCGCAGTACCTTGATCGTGGTGCGGACGATCTTGGAGAATCGCCCGTCTTGGTCAAGGATATGGCCGCTAGTCGGAGTCATCGGCACAAGCCCGTCAGTGTGGTTGAAGTCACCTAGCTGGTTGACTATCCCCACCTTGGCATTTGGCGACTGCTGCAACATCTGCATGAAGCAGCCGACCAGTACGCGCTCCGCGATCTTAATGTCCCAGTCCGCGCCGGTCTCGGCGTGCCATGCCAGCATTCCCATATGGCAATCCGTCATCGTGTAGACGTTGCACAGGGATTCTTGCCTATCCTTTGGCTTTGCGATGCGTGGCTGGCGAGGTATCCCCGCCGCCATGTCAGCATAGACTTGCTTGATCCTCTCAAGCTTCTCAGCCTCGCTGGTGTTCTCCTTCACCCATTGCAGCTTGACCTCACCGTCGGCGCCGTACAGCGTTGAAGTCCCGCTGACAGCCTTTGGAGGATCTGGATTGATGCCCATTCCCTTAGCGGTATGGACTCGACTATCGAACGTGCCTCGAGGGATTCCCAATAGCCTTGCGCCTGCTGTAACGCTGCCGCCTGCTGCGTTCAGGGCATCAATCGCAGCCTGCGCGAGTTCCCTACTTAGCTGCTTTGTCGGCATTGGTCCCTGTCTCTAGCGCCTGGGAAAGAAGCCCGCCAAACTGGTCAACGAACTGCTCATTTCGCCACAGCTTGTTATTCATGTAGAACAGGATGGCGTGGGTGAGCTCGTGGGTGTAGGTGTGAAAAAGCTTCGACCTTGGCTGTCTAAGCAGAACAATCAGATTGCTGTCAGGCACCCAGAACCCACAACAATCGTCCATCTCGTCGTATTTCTCAGCCAGCGATTCCCAGTCCCTTACGCTCACGATATGGACCTTGATCGTGTGGCCCATGATCGTGAAGGATTTAGGGATTTTCACTCGGCCACTCCCCCGTCTCAATCATGGATCTGATACGCGGACCCCTGCGGCCTACCTGAAGCCACCACGCAGATGCGGCCAGCTCCTGACCTGCTGAAAGCCAGTTCTGGTCATTCATTGAAGCGATGAATCGAACGAACTTTCTGAATCGAACCAGCCCGAGGTTAAAGAGCAGGTCGATGATCGCTGCTTGGCGGACTTCGTTCAGGGCGTGATACCAGGGGAACCGCTGCGCCATTTCACGACAACGTGCGATATCGTTATCCAGCAGGAACATTGCTTCGTCGTGCGAGATGCCGCCACCCAGCCGCTGGTCTATCAGCCTGCCGACACCGATGGTGGAATAGCCGAGATGGTCGTTGTAAGCGTGGAGAACTGCGCCTTCGTGGTCTGTAATCAGCGCACGAATGTCAATGCGAGCGGTCCTCGAGAACCTTGTCGATGCGACTTTCTAGCCGCGTTATAGCGCCGACAATGCGATCTTCTCTGCCGATAGCCTCTTTACGCATCGATTCAAATGAGTCCTTGATGTCCGACTCATGGCGTTGGAAGGTTGGACGGGATACGGAGTTAAGCTCCAAGTCCCTCACCTTCTCGACTAACTGAGAATGGCTAATCTCGTGTTCATCAAGTCTTTTATGAAACATTCGAGCAATCCACAGCGCGATTGCCCCGAGTCCAGAGACAAGCCACTTGAGTAGATCCCACAGCGTTATCGGTTCTGGTGCCACTCATGTGCCCCTTGCCGGTAGAGCTTGGATTAGTACGGTTGCCATATGACTACGCCACCTTTACCGTGCCCGCGCTGTTCCACAACGCGCCCGCTGGCAAGCCCGCCGCCGAAGTTGGCAAGGATACGAACTGGTATACCCCGCCAGACGCCGAAAATTGAATTGCGCCGTAATTGTTTGTCATCTGGAAATTGTCCCCAGAGGTCATGTTGACTTGCGCCGCATTTGTTCCGGCAGCGTTTAACAGTTTGTAGGCGCAGGTGTTGGGAATGCTGATGTTGTAAGGGAACGTCTGCAAACCCGTGGAAATATCTACGATTACGCCGTTTGCGGCAGAGTCAGGGCCAACTTTAATCTGGCACCCGGTGCCCGTGCTTTGCTGCCGTTCGATCAAGTTGTTGTCGTTGCCTGCGTTCGTGATCGTCGCGCCGGTCGCGTAAATGTTCGACCGATCCATCGAGCAACCTGACGTACCTGCCGCGAATGCAATGGCAACTGTGCCGAATTGGTTGCCGCTGAAAACTGCACTGGAAATTTCGACGGTTACGGCCCCCAGGATTCTTGCTCCCTGAGTCATCCCGCCATTGACACCGGCTGGAGAAGTGCCCGCATCAATGAACAGCTTCCCGAATTGCCCGCCCGAGATAACGTGCGAGCCGGTGTCAATCAGCTTTATTCCACCCGTGGCCTGAGAGGAGTAAATCCCGATCAGTTGGTGATAAAGCGTTGCGGTCCCGCTGGTGCCGATTACGATGTCATATCCGGTGCCAGTCGCGTCGGTTGTCTGGTACAGGTCACACGTACCGATGATCTGGGCATGGTTCTTGGTGCAGGTGAGCGGAACCCCTGAAATCCACCTGACACCGCAGTTGATGAGCCTTGGGTTTTCCCCGCTCATCAGAACACCGTTGCCCGTGTAGGTCGGGGATGACGCATCACCCCTAAAGCCAATCCCGTTCAGCTCTACGTTATCGCCTGTGCAGGTCAGGATAGTGCCGTTGGCGTTCTTCTTTATGGTCACTTCGCCAAGCGCAATCAGCCGCTGATAGCTGGTTGATTGCGACAAGCCCTGAGCTAGATACGTTCCAGCAGGGAAATAGACAGTAGAGCCAACCGTGATGGCAGATTGAATTGCGGTCGTGCTGCTGGAGACGCCTGTTGGGTCGGCTCCATACCGTCGCACATCCCCAGGTTCATAGGTGTAGTTGGTCGGCGTGACGCCCGCCGCGATCTCGGCGGCCGTGCGGGGATAGAGTGTTTCGCCAACAGAGGCTTGAGTCAGTGGATTCTTGGCAATGTCGTCCTCAGTCCATGTAACAACGCCCGCGCTGGTTTCGAGGGTTACCCTGTAATTTGCCGTTGCGTTGGGATTAAGATATACCTTCGCAAAGACTCCAGAAGAATCAGCCGTGATGCTGGTGACGCCTGAAGTCAGGCCCGAATCGGTGTATACGAATTGAGGCGTACTCGTCCCAGACTGGTAGAACCGCAGCACCGACGCAGGCGCAACCGCCCCGCCGATGAGTCCAACCTGCTTTGGAATGACGAAGGTTTGTGGCATTATTTAGGCTCCAGGATGCAAAAACCCGCTCGGAGGCGGGTCTAATGAGCAGTCAATTCAAAGGCTGGTTTTACAAGTCACAAATGATTGCCGGCACAGCGATGGCAATCAGAATGGCGGCAGAGGGCTACATCGACAGCGGGATTACTGGCCTCCTGCTGTGGGCAATAGGCGGTTTCTTTGTTGTTCTACCACTGACCGCTGGTTACTCATTAGTGCGGGTGGCGGTGTATCGCCGGAAGATGCGGCAACTCGGGCTGGAACCTGAGCCGTCAAAATTGATGTGATTAGGATAGCCTGCCTAGTTGATGGGGCCATCTTGACCACCTGACGGAGCTGGGATCGTTTCGCAGGGTCAACAAGCGCCTCTGCGATTTGAGTCGTCCCGTTCTCCAGCGCCCGCTGCTCTGCGGCTGTCGTAATTGACTGCCGTGGACTAAAGATCCACTTGAAGAGCGGGATTGCGGTTCCCTTTAGCTGGTCTTTGATCTCTGTGTCGCGCATCGTATTTGAACCAGCAAGAGGGGTGCTGGCTAGTTTTTCCGCTGCGCCCATCAGGTCGTCAAACAACTGCGTTGCTCCACTCGGGAGCATCGCCTGCATTTTTGCCTTGTCTGCGGGCGTGCCGAATACCGATTGCCTGAACTTCCCGGCAGCATTAACCACTTCGCCGGTCTGCGTCTCTTTTAACGCCTGATTGAACTTCTGCCCAAGCCATTGCCGCGTGAGGTCGCCCCATGCGTCAGGACTCTGAACGGAAATTACGGATCTAGCGTCTGCAATCTGTTTTGCAGTTACGTTAGGGTCTGAGAATATCTTTGCTGCGGCTGTCGCTGCCTTCGGGTTCTTGATCTTTGCAAGAATCCCGACAACGCTATCCTCAAGCGGGGTAACGATGCTTTCAGTTGTCTTTGCATAGAACTGATTAGCGGCAGCGTATTCAGGACTTGCAGCAGCAAGGCGCTTATTCAACTGCGACGCAGCATCAGCGTATTCTCTCGCCGCCGTATTGTTTCCAGCAGCCGCAGCAGTCTGGTAGCCGGAGTCAAGGTTCCTCTTGACCTGATGCCAGAACCCAACAGAATCCTCGCCAAGCCCTTCAAGGTTCCGTTGGTAGACGGGATCTATTTTGACTCGCTTTGCTGCCCTTGCGATTAGCGGATCTCTGGAAATGTCGCTTACTACATCAGATCCAACGACTACCTTCTTTGCTTGCTCATAGTATGGGGAAACAGCCTTATCCCTTGCTTCCTTTACGGCATCAATAGCAAGCTGCGCCGCATTGATTCCATTCTGCCCTGCAACCTCTGATGGCTTCGACGTTGCCACAAGATCAAGCATCCGATTGGTTGCTGACTCGAATTGACCGCTAGTCGCTTCATCTGCGGCCTGTAGGATTTCTGCCGACTTCCCCGGAAACCGGCCAGCATAGGCTCGCAGTCCGATCATCCTTCTATCGCCAGAGGCTTGGGCAAGATCGAGCTTGATGCCGGTTGATGCTTGCGTCTGATTTACCGTCTGCTCTGCCGCTTGTGAATTTGCAGGGCTGAAATCAATGGTTTTCCCACGATCCCCTATCTTAGAGAGTCCCCATGCAGCCCCTTCAGCGGTAAGGTTAATGGCAGCTTCCTTGCCAAGATCAATCATGTTCCCCTTGATTGTCTGCGGCTCATTGAAGATGAGACCGGCAGCAGCTCGCTTTATTCCCCTAGCGCCAACGGAGCCTAATGTTGCTCCAAACGGGCCAGCCGTTGCGCCTACAGCTCCACCAATGGCTTCCGGTGCGTTTGCAATAACCCCTGCGCCAAAGCGAGCGATGCCAGGGGATACCTTTTGTACCTCTCCTTTGTCGTTCAGGAATGCGGGTACGCCACCGATAAACCCTACCCTGTCGATTCCCTTTGGGTCATTCGGGAACAGTGAATCAGCGATTAGCCTGCGCTTTGTCGTTTCATCCTCTACCAAGCCAGCCTTGAGTGAGGCTCCGAAATTGACGTTAGTTGCTGGCTTTGCCTCTTCAGGTGGTCGCTGGAAAAGACGCCCTGCCTCTGGAGCAGGGTTTGTATCCATAGACTTGAGCGCATCATCGAAGGTGATTCGACCCGCTTTTGGAGCGGTCTTATCCTCCTTGAATGCGTCATCAAATGTGATTTTATCGGCCAAGACCGAACTCCTGCCTAGCTTGGTTTACTGCCTGCGCTTTCGTCTCTGAATTTCCGCCTAGTTCCTGCCAAATTGCATTTGCTCGGCCCTCATATACAGAGTCAATACCATTTAGCGGCATGGCCTTTGATAGGTCTGCTACGCTCTTGACGCCGATTCCGTTCTTGAGCGCCCAATTCGCCCGCATGATTGCGCGGCTTGAATCCTTGACAGACGACTTGTATTTAGCCATCCACTGCGTTGGCGAATCCTCATCGTTAGGAATGCCCTTTCTCAGTCTTACTTCTTCAGTCGGGCTGACCGCTGCGCCGCTCAATTGGTTGAAGATGGCGGACAGATTCCTTGCGCCTTCTGCTCTGAAGGTAGAGAAGTCAGCTAGAAACTTGCTTTCATCAGGCGTCATGTTCCCAAGTGCGCCGCCAGCAAGATCCTTGATTTTCAAAGCCCCGGCTTTAAGTCGGCCTGGAATCTGAAGGAACTGGGGATCGAATCCAGATCCAATGCTATTAAGCCGATCGAGCTGATCCGTGGACGTTACGATAGACTCTTGCAGCTTTGTTTTTGTGGCAGGCGACAAATCTTGAGCGCCAACGCCACCGCCATCACCGGAGCCACCGATCTGCACTGTGCTGCCGTCAGCATTGGTGAAAGTGATTCCATTTCCCTTTGCAGGCGTCCTGCCCTGAACTAGCTTCGTTTCATTGGTCGCACTGTTTACCTGGTATGTGGAGCCATCAGGTCTTGTCTCTGTTTTCCACTGCGGAATAGGCGCAGCAGGCCCCTTACCAAGCCTTGCCGAAATGCCCGCAACCATAGTGCCTGCCCACTGAGATAGCGCCCGCGGGTCATTGAAACTATCCCCAAGCTGCTCACGCGCCCGTTGCTGCATTTCAGGCCGCATTTGAGAGATAGAAGCGGGATTACTTTGAACGAACTGCGCTTCTGAGAGCGCCTGATTCAGCAACCGCTCCTCGCCCCCCCGCGTGGCATTGGCCGCACCTTGGTCAAGTCCCTGCTGTGCGCCCTGAATCTGAAGGTCCATGAGCTTGTTGCGGTTTGCCATATCAGTAGGCGCGTTAGCCAGTTCCTGATTGGCAAGCGCATTACGGGTGGTGGTGTAGTCCTCTTGCTGACGGGCCTGACGGCCCTGCAAGAAGGCGTTGAACGGTTGACCAGCTACGACTGCCATTTATGCGTTCCTCGGAGCGTAGGGTGGGGTTCCATAGGGGATCTGACCGCTGCCATAGCCAGTCCCGCCATAAGGCTGTGGCGATTTATTCTGTCCGTAATAGCCGGCAATGTTTCCCAACCCGTTGATCGCCTGCCCGTAGATGTTGCCCTGATTCTCAATCCCCGAGGCACGGGCGTTACCAGCGTAAAGCGCGTTCTGGCCTTGGGTATTGGCTGCGTTCTGGCCGAACGTCCCGGTTGCGTTCGTGGCGTTCTGGCCAAGCCCCGCGATGTTAGAAAGCTGGTTGACGTAGTTGCCGAACTCACCCGAGGCGAGGTTGCTGTTGAAGTCGGTCAGGGCGCGCAGGGCATTGCCAGAGAACGCCCCACCTCGAGCTGCCGCCGTCCGCTCAATCCCCCGCATTCCCTCAGTACGACGGAAGTCGTAGCCGGGTGACGCGGTGAACGCATTCATGTTGGGCGCACCGGCAGGCGTTGCACCTGTAGCCGCCGAGGGCCCTGCGCTGGTGGCAGGAATCGGCGTACCGTTACTCACGAACCGGCCATTGGCCCCGCCAGGACGCAGCACGCCCAAGTTCTGCCCGTTCAGCGTTACGTCATACCAGCCATTACCAGCCGGCTGTAGCTGCGTTCCGGGGGGAAGCTGACTGTCCCCCACGGTTACGGGCTGCGCGCCTGCAAACTGCTCTGGCGTCGATGTCTGTAGACCGAACAATGAGCCGAGCTGACTCAGTGCGCTGGCTCCCGTTGTCCTCCACGGCGCCAAATTGGCTTGAGTCTGCTGGAACTGGCTGTTTGATAACTGGCTGGCTTGATTGGCTCCAGAAGCAGACGCATCTGCTGCCTTGCCCGCTGCGTTAGCCGCATAAGCGGCAGAGCCAATCGTCGCAACTGCCGATGCACCGGCTGCCCAGAAAGTCATAGATCATTCTCCGCGTCGAAAGCCTCGAAAGACTCCGCCAATATCGTGCGTTCAATCTCTGCCACATCCGTCAGCTCAGTGGCGTGGAAGGTCGTCCAGATGCAATCCTCGTGGATCAGCAAAGCCCTTTTAGTCCCCGGCATGGTCACTCCAAGGTAAGGGGCTGCAATCAGCTCCCTTTGTCCGTGTGAGTTCGAGACCGTGCAAGAGCCCTTAGTGACCACGAAGAAGTGCTGTGTCTTGTGGATCTTGCTTGTCAAGACAGACCCGGCAGGCATGAACACCGTGCGGGCATACAGGCCGGGGCAAAAGCTGTGCAAGTTCTCGAAGGTAAGCTGCTGGTCTAGGGGAACAGCCTGAATTGCCTTTTCCAGTTCCGTGATTTTTTCACGGACAGCGGGAAGGGCTACAGGCTTGAAAGGGCTGACTGCGCTGTTATCCATGCCGCCTGCTTCTGTTCCAGCTTCGCAATGAACTCATCCCGAACCTGCGCGAGAATCCCCGGATCTTGTGCGATCAGGTCAACCATAATGGTAACGCGCTCCGTTAGCTCTGGAAGCCCGTCCGCAGTGAACTCAAGCACGATCTGCCGTGCGTTCTGTTCGATTACTGCGACGTTAGCCATTAATAGTAGATCCCGATGTCGTATGTGCCGCCATCAGCCCCAGCGCCCCCAATTCCAGCCGCAGGGGTCGTGACTCTCGTTACCGTGCCGCCCGTGGTGTAGACACCAAAGGCCGTCGTATTCACGCCAATCGTGAACGTACTCGCGCCCGTCACCGTGATCGTGTAGGTGCCCGTGTTGAGCTGCGTCATACCACCCACCCCAGAAAACTGCACTATATCTGCCGTCGTGAACCCGTGAGCCGCGCCCGTAGTGATCGCGCCAGGGTTCGCATTCGTCGCAGCAGAGACTGAAGCGGAGATACTAGAAACTGGTGTACGAATAGCCCCAACACGATAACGGCCAGCACTAGCAGCCAGATCCGTGAAGGCCGTGGTGTAGGCATAGGTCACAGCTCCCCCGGCTAAGTTGGTGTCATCGGTGTAGATGTAAACATCGGTTGAAACGGGAACGCCCACCACTGACCCCGCGCTATAGGCCACCGTCTCGCCGCCGATGTAGACGCTGTGGGCTGCGATAGAGACAACCGCAGTCACCGCGTCTGCCGTGGCAGTGAGAGGAATCGCACTTTGAATGCTGCCCACGTTGGCAAAGTTCAGCGTCGGCATGAGGCGCTGTGAAACAGCCTTACCGGCATCCCCCAGCAGGCTGAGAATGTCCGTTACGGGAACGCCGGTACGGTCTGACAGGGCCGTCGCAGCCAGCAGAATGAACCCGCCGCTATCAACGCTGAGAACCTGGTTCAACTGGCCGAATACCCGCCCCCAAGCAATCGGGTCATCTCCTGGCACTACTCGAGGAAAGCGGACAACCCCGGTCATGTCACGTCCAATCGCGCCGCTTGAAGCGAGAACGGCACGGGATCAGTCACGCGGAACCGATAGACCCGTTCACGCGAGCGCCCAAGGGGCTCCCAATGGACCCGCTTGCTGAATTGACCAGCAACGCCGAGCTTGCGGCTGCTCTTAGAGATAAACGTCCGCCCGCCATCGTTGGACAGGTCGAGCATGATTTCGGGGTCTGATCCTTGCCCTGATTCGATGCCCTGACCTACTTCAAGATCAAGCTCAAGCCGGCCATGAAACATCCAGCGGTTATCGCCGTAAATAACACCTGTTGTAGCCTCTCGGCTCAGGATGTTGTCCCACTCGCTGTAAGAGGTCGCGCTCATCTCGCCAATGTTGCCCGTTTCGGTATCTCCGACGAACGTCGCTCCGTTGACTTTTACAACCCATGACGCCCGCCAATAGTCGAACCCATACGAAGCCCGCTCGTGCCATTCCTGAGTGTTGATGTCGTATACCCAAGTGGTCCCTTGAGCAGGGAACTGAACGACAACGAACGTGTGGCCGTCGAAGATGTAAGAGAACACCATGGCATCCGAAACGGTCGCATAGTCCTGCCACTGCTGCTCACATCCATCGTTGGAGATCCTGCGGGGAGTGATGCCCTCCAGCTTCCTGAACATCCGGTCGGTGTCCATCCAGAACACCGTGTTATCGGCCATGCAAGTCGCATCCTTGCCGATACAGCCGTTTTCAACATAGCCATTCCCAGAGCGTTGAAACGGAAACCCAGTGCCGCCGACGTTATCCCACAGCTCGATAGAATCCTTTCCAAAAAGCACGAATTGGCGCTGATTCGACTCAATCGACACCAGATTGTCTGGATTCCCTTCTGCGGTGGCAAAGTCGAGCGCATCGTAAACCGTGAAATCGTCAAGGTCGCAGATGAAGAAGCGCCCGGAATTAGGCTCAATGAACCCGCCGTAGCTGTCCAAAACAGCCATCTTCAAGCCCCCGCGAGAGGTAAAGTCGGCGTCCGAAACAGCCGTCAGAACTCCCCCCTCATAGACCCACAATGCCGTATCTCTCAAAATGGCGATCTGCGATGTGTTCTTGGCAATGTCCACGGAGCCCGACCCCGAAATGGTCCCGATGCTCGTCTCCACGCCATTGCTGTCAACTGAATAGAACGTATTGCCAGCGACACAGTACAAAGTGCCGCCAAACTCAATAGCAGCGTGCTGTGGACCTGTTGAGATAGTCGAGAAGGCATCTATGCCGGCAGATCCCATTACCGCTGTGGGGGCGCGTCCTTCAGGGGCAGATTGCACCGCGTAGCAGTTGAGCAGCCGGGAGACCGCGCCCTTCTTGAGACGGGTCCGATAGCTATGAAAGGGAAGGTTCATCAGCCGAGGGTGATGTCGTAAGTAGCGGTCTGGCCCAGACCCATCGCCATATGCGTCATGTCCAGACCCTTCAGCTTCATGTTGATCGTAGTTCGCAGAATCGTCTGGTAGCCCTCTTCAGCCGAGAACGCGATACCAGGAGGAACCTGAGCTGCGTATTGCGATGACACCCTGATCCCCAGCTTGTTGGTGACGCCAACCTCTGCCCAGTCTGGGATAGGGCACGTTGCTGCCGTTGAGGTCTGTGCAAAATACCCAAGCGCAATATCGTCCACCTCCCACGCGGCCAGCATCTGGTTCAACTGGCGCAGGCAGTACACACCCTGTTCAGCGGAGGCCGTTTCTGTCTCGTCAAGGACGTTAATAGCCCTTAGCGCATCTGTAATGATTTCGAGATTTGTGCTCATTTGAACGCCTTTAGGACAAACCCGAGCTGATGTTCAGATTCACGCAAAGCAGTGCATTTCAGGTCGCCCTTCCATACGCTACGGAAATCAGACGAACTGTTCGTCCCCACCTGCTTGTAGTGGTCCTGGTCCAAGTAGGACAGGCTGCACTGGCTGATGATTCTCGTGTGGCTAGGATCGCCCCATGCCCACGGCGAATCCCACATCGGGACGGTGCCCATGATGTAGCCACCCGGCTTCAGGATGCGGAAGAACTCAGTGAACTGGGCGAAGTAGTACAGCCAATCGCCCTGAGTCCCGCAATGCTCAAGCACTTCGTAGGCGTGAATCTCGTCAAAGCTGTTATCCGCAAAGGGATAAGGCAGCACGTTCAGGTCATGGACAATATCGGCCCCTACCGTGTCTGACAGGTCCATTGTCGTCAGGTTCTGGAACGTCTCAGGGACGCCCGGAAAGTGAATGCGCTTGTTGTTTGAATTGCCGCAGCCAATCAGCAATTCCGTATATTCCGCCTGTTCTACCACTGCGTTCATGCTGCGCTCGTCAATTCTTCAACCATGCCAGAAGGGTCCGGGTTTGCGTTCTTCTCCAACTCCTTGTCGATCTCTCGCTCAAGGTAGTTATGGAAGTTGCACTTGTACCCGCCGTGCTTGAAGTTCAGGTCCATCAGCACATGGATCGGCTTGCCGTACTTCTTTCGGTAGTCCTCGCAAAACGCAAAGTCTTCACCGACAAAAGCGTTGTCCTCATTGACGAACGTGTAGAACAGCTGTGGCGTGTTCTTTTCGGTCTTCCCCGGCAGGTTCAGCATCTTTGCTCCTGCCACCATTTCCTCAATGACGCTGCGCTCGATGCACATGAACCCCGTGGGTACTCTGTCGCACATCAGCCAGCGATTTTCCTCAACCCATAGGCCACCGTTCTCGTGATTGACCCACCTGACGGGGTAATCCTCTGGAACCTGTCGCCTGCAATACAACCCAGCAGCAATAGGCTTTCCCGCCGTCATCAGCGCAGCCATTGCGTGAGGCTCGAACTCAAGATCCGCGTCAATGAAGAACAAATGCGTGCATTCGGTTTGCAGGAACATCCGGACAAACGCATTGCGGGCCAGGTCGATAAACGCACCGTTACCCATCACCGCAGCCGTTGCATTGATTCCGTACAGCGTCAGGGCTTGCATCCCTTGGGCAAGGGAGAGTGCGTACTCGCTGTTTACCTTGCCATCATAGGCAGGGGTGGCGACGTAGGCCCATAACCGCTTCTTTTCAGTCTCTCGTTTCTTAAACGTCATAATCCCTCGTAAAAAGGGAGCGGAGCCGTTAAGCCCCGCCCCCGTTAGATCACGTCAGAGCCGTGAAGTGACGAACCGCCAACTCGGGGTAGAGCGGCGCAAAGCCCCACAGCACGTCGATGCGGCACGGAACCGTGTCGCTGCTGATGGCGTACTGCTTGGCAATGCGCATGGAAATGCCATCCATGCTCTGCCTCGCGCCCCATGCGCCGAACTCGCTCACATCGATCAAGTCTGCCGTGGCAAAGCAGAACGCATCCTCGTGATACGCCAAGCTCTGGCCGTAGGCCGTAGAAGCAACGCCAAACACCGTGATCGTGTTGTTGTCCGTATCAGACGGCCCCGACAGCACGCAGTTCTGGAACGCATTGCCCACGCCATAAATCATGGCCGGGACAACCGTCGCCGTGTAGGTGTTTGCCAGCGTCGTGAACGTCAGATCCGACTGCACCACGAACTTCTTGAGCGAGCCGGTGTTCACCTTGGTTTCAGGATGAACGTCGTACACGCCCGAGACGGTGATAACGTCGCCGGCCTTCAGGACCGTCAGCGAAGTCGCCGTATCAATGGTCAACGAAGTCGTGGACGCCCAGACATTGGTCGTTGCACTGGAACCGATCGTCGCGCCAGTCGTCAGGGCAGAACCCGCGAACGAACCTCGAGTGTGCGAGGGAACATAAGTGTTCTCGTACACATCGAAGCCACCCGTGCGGCCCACCACGCCTTCGCGGTACTGCTGCTCGATGTTGTCAGAAGCCTGGAACAGCCCTTTGACGGCATCCGAAAAGTTGACGCGATCAAGCGGACGCAGCATCGCAGTGCGATTGCCATACGGCGCAAGGTTCTTAGTCAACTCCATGCCGCCCTGCTGGAATTGCAGGTAGGTCATGCTGGTAGAGGTCGTGCCAACAAAATTGGCAACGCTCTTGTAGGCCGCGGTGAGCGCATCCGACTCAAGGCGGGCGGCAAGCTGCGACATTGCAGGCGTGACGTACCGCTTGCTGAAGTCGTCCAGGCTCAACGTGAGGTCTGCGGTCGTAAACGAAACGTCAACGCCGTACTGCGACGAAACCGTCAGCGGGGTGGACCGTTCAACGTGGTCCTGCGCGGCCAGCGTTGCATTGGTCCGCACCGTGTACTTCGGCGGCATACGGATGTTGAGACTCGAGCCGATCTTGGCTCCACCGCGAGCGAACTGGCTGTCGTACTGGCGGTTTACGGAGCCGATAAAGCTCAGTTTGCCGTGAAGGACGCGAAGCGCCTCGCGGGTGATCTGAGTGGGGGTCAGGATTGAATTAGCCATTTAATCTACTTCCGTTTTGCAACTTGTTTGTTCCTCCGCTTTGCCCATTCTTCAGCGTCAAATGCCGTATCACTGGCCGGGTCGTCGGGCGTAACCCTGAGACTCGACTCGACTGCATCGACTTTCGGTGTGGGCGGCGGTGCTTTGCTGACCGGCTTTTCTTTGGCTTTCTCGCGTTCAAATGCGAGGGTTGCTTCGATCTTCCCGAGTTCGCGGGCGGCTACAATGGGCGGTAGCTGCGCGATCCTGTCTGCCACGTCTGGGTTCTTCCCCAAGTGGTAGGCAAGCGCCGGACCATCATCCGAATCCTTGATGACATCCGCCATTTCTGACGTGATCCTCAGTGATTCGTTTCTGACGACTTCGTTGAAGTCGCTGACGGTCGATGCGAACTCTCTGGACCTTGAAGCAAATGAAGCTTCTCGCTGCGCTTTGGTCTGCATGTCCCTATCTGCCTGCAATTCACGCTTTGCTGCGCTCACTGCCTGCTTCTGGGCTTCTGCAAACACATATTGCTGATACTTTGCGCTGTCGAAATCGAAGTCGGCTTCGGTCTTCAGCTCTGCATCAACTTTTACCGGCTCCGGCTCGCGCTGCTTTGTCAGTGCTTGCTCTCGCCAGTAATCTCGCTCGCGCTCTGCTTCACGCCTGTGCTTGGTCAGCTCATCAAACCGACTCTGAACCTTGGATACGGTCTCCTTGTTCTCGTCGGCCTTTGCGGGTGATGGGTCCGCTTGCGTCTCTACTTCAGGAGTCGCGTTTGCATCGGGCGCAGGTATCTCTACCTGAGTATCGGTATCTTCGGACATTGCACTTCCGTGGGTTTTGCCTGGTTATGCCCTAACCAGTAATGGGAACGACTTACGTCGTCGAATCTTCGTAAACGGGGGTCGCTACCAGCTTCCCATTGACTCGCTGCGTCTCAAGGCGCGACAAGCGGGGCTTGTTTGCCTGAGCCATGTTCTGCTGCTGGATCAATGCCAGCGTCTGTGCGGCCTGAGTGCCAAACTGAGCAGCCATCTGCTGGATGGACCCAACAGCCTGCTGGACCTCCGCCTCAAAGCTCTGCCGGCTGACATCACTTTGCTGTGCGTCAATCTCGCCCGACTTCTGCGCGGCGTGGAGCTGCAAGTTAGCCTCTGCAACCTGCAACTGAGCCTGCGCCTTGGTGATGTTCGCCAGCTCCTTGGCAACCTGAGCCTCAAACTTGGCCTGCTTCGCCTCAAGGTCAGACACAGCGGCCTGAATCTCAGCCTTGCCGCTTTCAAGGCCCTGCTGCTCCTGCTGAAGCTCCTGCGCAGCCTGCTGGACAAGCTGGGACTTCTGCTCAACCAGCTGCATGGCCTGCTGCGCCTGCGCCATCACAGCCTGCGCTTCGGGCGGGATCTGCTTGCCGTCGCTCAACATCTGCTGAATCGGGGGAGGCAACATCGCCTTGAGCCGGTCAGAGATGTCCTCTGAATACGGCAAGTCCATTGCCTTAAAGATCAGGTCACCCGCTACTGCCATGACTTCAGGGGAAGCTTGAGCAAGCTGCAAGTACGTCTCAGATGCCTCTTGGCGTTTTGTGGAGAAGGACGGGCCAACCGTAATGGTTACGTCATAGCGACCTTGAGCTAAGTCGTTGACCTTGATCGTCTTGCCTGTGCCGGGGTCAAATACAACCTGATTGACCTTCTTGTAATCCTCAGCCCCATCTGAGCCCAGGATTCTCAACTCGCGCTCGGTGTCGTAAATCTTTGGGACCAGATCGACCAGAATCTCCCATGTGCGACGAATCCCCTTCGCCATGTTGTCCTGGTAGTTGAATGTCGCAATCTCACCCTGCTGCTGCCTTGCAATAATGGCGCGGCCTGACTTCTCACCCGAACTCTGACCGAGGGACGCATCAAAGATACCGGTAACGGCCTTGATGTCCTCAGAGGCAATCTGAGCCTCTTGGATCAGGGCAATGGGAACCTCTGCACCACCCATGCGGATCGGCGGGCCGGGTGCCTTGGGGTCTGCGTTGTAACCCAAGAACGGTATATTTTCTGCGACTGCCGCTTCCCATTTGGCGGTGTGGCCCTTCATTTGCCCAGGCGTTGCCCACCATTTCGCTTGCGGCGCCATTGCCACAGTCTCAATGGCCGCGGTGCGTGAGGCGTTATAGCCTCGCTGGGCATCCTTACCAAAGCGGGGCAGGCCGAACCACACGATCCTGCCGTCAATGACCATATGCTCGCCATAGATCAAAATGAACGGGAACTCGCTACCCGCCCAATCGGCTTCCTCGAGGATTGCGTCCCCGGAAGCAATGCACATTTTGATCTTGTGGCACTTCGCAGTGCGCTTCTTCTTGATGCTGGACGGGTCTACCAGCTTTGCCTCGTCACTCTCGGCGTCTACCACCTTCCCGTCAGCAAGCTGCCAAAGCTCCTTGTCGTAGGGCTCTTTGTACCAATACTCGACAATGCGCACTGAGTCGTCGTCGTCCCAGTCGCCCTCGTCGTCAAATTCAGATGCTTCCCACGAAATCGGCTCCTTATTGGGCCACCGCTTTTCGTAAGCCTCAGTCGATATGCGGTCGCTCACGATCCAGTCCATCGCGTCCCGCTTCATGTGGTCCTTTGCCATCGGATCGCACATGAGGCAGAAGGGGTTCTGGAACGCCTCGACCATGATGTCCTGGTCGAATGCGTCCTCAGTCGCGTACTTCGTTACGATGCGCCACGCGCCCATTCCGCCTGTGACCTGATACTCGCCCGCGTAGTCGATGACCGTATCGCCGTCCGATCGGTTCCAGATGTTGCGGATCAGTCCTTCGTAAATCTCAGCGGTATCCTTGTCGCTGTCCTCAACCCCACGAACCTTGCCCATTGGCCGGTTAGCACGCATGTCGTTGATGACGCGCTTGCAAGTGATTCTCAGCTTGTTGAACTCATAGCAGGGACGCAGCCCCCGCTTCTTCTTCATGTTCAAGTCCCACTGCTCGCCGGGGACGTTGACGAACTTCATATCAGCGAGGGCTAACCGGCGATTCTCGCGGTCGGCTTCCTCCATGTCCTCAAATCGGTCGCGCACACGGGTCAGGAGCGCCTTTTTGGGGTTCTCCTTCTTTTCCGGTTTCTTTGCCATTTATCCGTGTGCCCTAAATGCTGCGTAATAGTCGCCAATGTCGTTTGTGTCGTTGCTCAACTGATCCGCCACGATGGAGAGGTATCGAGTACCGTCGGCGCCGTGGGAGTCGTCGTCGTGAACCGGGGTGGATGCCTGCCCCTCACTGTTAACTCGTCGCCTGTAGCGTCCTAGACGGTTCAGCAGCTCGCTTGAGTGCATCTTGTCGAAGTAGAAGCGCCCGAATACCTCTCGAACCTTCCTGATCCCCTGCTCTATCCCAATGTCAGGGACGATCTCGACATCCCAGCCCAAGGCCCGGAACTGCTCTTCAGCACTCGCGCCGGTCACATGCTTGGCCTTGCCGTCGTGCGGCAAGTAGAGCTTCCCGAAGTTCAGTCCCAAGTCCTTAAGCTCTTGGTTATAGCTCGGGATGTACCGAAGCCTGTCCTCGATGTACCGGATCACCCTGATCTCAGACCCCATGCGCTGCACCAGGAGAAGCGACATAAAGTCGTTGTAGCCCAGGTCGGTGATGACATGGACCTTCAGCATCGGGTCGTATGCGACGTTGCACAGCCGCCCTGAGCTGCGAAGCTTTGAGACTTCGTTGTAGTAGATCGCGCCCTCGACCGCGGGCCGGCAGTGGCCTTCGTAGATGTGGGCGTAGTCGTCTGGACTCTGCCGCTGCATCTGCTCACGAGCCGCGTCTAGTACGGTCGAGCGCCAAGGGTTGTCCTGCCAGTTCATCTTGGTAACGATGCTGTCAGGTGGCGTATGGAGGACGAACCGCTTGTAGGTCTCGTCCGTGTCCATGTCTGGGTTAAAACTCACCCAGATTTCTGAATTTGGAGCGCGTATCGTTGGCTCCAGCAGGTCCCAAGACCGCTTACTGATCGTCTGGGCTTCCTCAACCCAACAGATCGTCGTACCTTCAAAGGACTTGATCGAGGTGGCCGTCTGCCCAGATAGACCGTGGAAGCTGATCTGCGTCCCGTTCTTGCCCTTGATGTAGTTCTGCTGGACCTCGTAGAAGTCGTCCAGCCCAAGGGACACAATCAAGTCCTTCAGGAGCTGGTGGACAGACTCGCTGATCGACTTCTGGATCTCTCGAGTACACAGGATGCGCTCCTGCTTGGCCCTTCCACGAACCAGCAACATGCGCGCAATCGAGTGGGACTTAGCAGAGTCTCTTCCCCCGTACAGCACCTTGAAGCGTGCCGGGGGGACCAGCGTTTCAACTGCCTTCTTCGGGAGGTCGAGTTGCATCTACTGCCCGAATGATGATCTCGTTAAGCGTCTTGATAGCCGGATCGTCCTCAGACCCGCCAATGATGGCCTGAGCAGGCTTGCCATAAGCCCTGTCTAGCAATGCCTGAGAAGCCGCCACGGCTACCCTTGGGTCTTCGCCGTTCATCAACTCAGCAAGGCGCTCAACAGCCCTTGGCCCATGCTGGCGGGCAAGCTCCTTGATCTCTGCGGTCTCTTTGGGCCTGCCCCCCGGATTCCCTGACTTTCCCTTCTCAAAGGCCATTGTTCTGCCTTGTTCTCAATAAGCCGCGTTATTTTCGACTTCCCACGCGACAGACTCAGTGGATTGAGTTTCCAGTCCGTAGTTCGCTGCAACAGTGAGCTGCTTGCGCTCTGTCACGTTCGCTGCTGATCGAATGGCGTTGTTGGTTGCAGTCACAGCGATGCTTGCAGATGCGGCGGCGGTTACTGTCGTCCAATCTGTAAGGGTGACTCCTGTCGTCAGGCAATCGACGCGGTACTTGATGGACGTGGGAACAGATGCAGCCGAGGTTGCCCTATCCCTGAAGTACGCAGTGGCAGTGAAGGCTGAACCTTCCTTGACCTTGGGCCGTGGGATCTGAATTTGTACCTGGTCAGTCATTAAGGGTTAACCATAGGGCGTGAAGGGTGAATTCTTCCTCTTCTTCCGCTGCTTTGAGTTCGCGTTCAAGGGCCATCAAAGCCCACTCTGTCTGCTTCTGTGCGGCCTTCTCTATCGCCTTCAGCACTCTTGGGCTTAGTTCGCCATCCGTTTTTGACGACGTGTAGGCTTCCACCAAGCTAGAAAGCCGCGCCAACTCCTCGCGCCTTGCGTCCTGCCGTTCCTGTTCTTGCAGGAGAAGGGCAATCTCTCGGGCCTGCGCATCTGCTATCCGCTCCCGATCGTCTTCTAGATCTTCAAGTTCCCTGCGTCTGCGGCGTCTTCGCTCCCGCTCTGCTTCGTACCTGACCCACCAGTAGCCACCAGAGGGGGTCGGGCCGGTTGATTCGCCCTCTGTGACATAGATAATCGTCCCCGCGGTGGCGGTTACCTCAATACCGGTCAGGGCGATCGTCAGGTCGCCAGCCACCGAATACGTGACGGTTCCCGCATCAGCCGCGACTGCCTGTCCTACAATCGGTATGGCGATGTCGGGGACGACCGTGCCCGCACTGACAGTGACGGACTGCCCGCTGGCCGGGATGCCCATAGCGGGCGCTACGGTGCCCGTAGAGGCTGTTACCGACTGTCCGACGAGGGGAATGCCGAATGCCGGTACAAGCGTCCCGGCGGAGGTGGTGACCGCGATGCCCGAGAGTGCAATCGTGAGGTCCGATGCTGCCGAATACGTCACCGTCCCGGCTGAGACCGTGACCTCAATGCCACCCAGCGGGATCGCAAAGTTGGCTACCAGCGTCCCAGCGCTTCCTGTGACCGCTATGCCTGTCAGGGGGATAGAGAACGTGGGGACGAGAGTCCCGGCTGATGCGGTGACGGCAATCCCGACGAGGGGGATAGCAAACGCCGGAACCGGAGTGCCCGCGGTGGCCGTTACCTGGATGCCGGAAAGGGCAATCGTCAGGTCAGGACTGGCCCCCGTAGGGGCCACCATGTCACGGTCGAACCATTGCTGAATAATCAGGGACACGGGTTACCACCATTCCCGAACATCAACCCCCATCGACATCCCGCCCCATCGACGGTTGCGCCTGATTTTCCGTGGCGTCACTAACGTGACCGTTGCGATCTTCTCTTTGAAAATGACACAAGCGGAGCTGTGGCTGACGTTATTCAGGGCCGTAAAAGTGGCCGCGACACTAGCCGTGGAGGCTATCCGTTTACTTTCAAATCTGCCGCTTCCAGCGCCGCCCAAGGTCCAGCCGGTGCCATCGCTCGTAAAACCAGTTCCAGCGGCAGGTGTCGATGTGCCTAAAATATTGAACGACAACCCGGACAGCAAAATAGGTTGCTGCGAGATGGACGTTGCCAAGCCGCTTGTCGTTAAGTCTGTGGTGATGCTGGGAGTCTGTTGGTTCTGGATTGGCGACGTTGCCGCGCTATCCGAGCCTGACGTATCGCCAATCTCTTTGAGGCACAGCGCCCTGAAGTCAGTAGTTGCGCTGAATGTCGCCGTAACCGTTACAACTCCGGCTTGCACCCCGTCAGCAACGAAATGAGCAAGCCCCTGCAGGTTTGTGGCGTCGTTTGCGAGGCCAAGGTAGCGCCACGGGTATGTGGGAACAGAAGTGACGCCAGTGGTACTACTAATAGTGACGCCAGCCGTAGAATCCCACGCAACGTAAACATCAATAGAATTGCCGTTGCTGGCAACCGTGATGCTTCCGACGATTGTTGTGGCGTTAACTCCGGAGCCAACGCTGCTTTCTACTACTTGCAGGACCGAGATGGTCATACCGACCTCTCAGTTGTCCGTTTCCCAAATCCTCAACCACGAACCCGCTTTCACGATCAAGCCGGAAGCCACCGTGACTTCAGAAGTAGCGCGGATCGCAAACGTACCGTCAGCAGAGGGCACAATGTAGCCGGATAGGATGCCCATCGTAACCGCAACAGATCCAGTAGTTTGGGCGGTAGCAGCCGTGTCCCTTGCCGTAACGCTGCCTGCTGAATGCACCGATGCCGTAACGCTTGCCGTCACCGTATCAATGGTTGCAATAATGAGCGTTGTCGGTGCAGCGCCAATGTTCACGCCAAACTGCGAGCCGGTCGTAGTCGCGTTGTTGATGTGGTACAGGTGCGCTTCAAAACAATACCGCTTGCCAGACTGTAGCGGCGTCGTCAGGCCCGTCACATCCGCAAAAGTCGCTGCCGTCGCAAACGTAACGTCCGCAGTAACTACCAGCTTTCGGTCTATCTTTGTTGACGGTGCCTTGGGAACGCCGTCCGAACCGTACAGGGTCCAGACCCCTAGCTCGTCAAATATCAGCAACTCCCCGGCCAACAGCGTGCCGTTCCACAAATTAGCGACGTTGGTGCCATCTGTTACTTGAACCGTACACGCGCAGGACAAACTCGCGTGGTTGTTGTAAATCGAAATTTCTTTGATGTTTCTGACAAGAGTCGATCCCGGCGCGGCAACAATCGTGGTCGTCGTTGCGGTCACGATTGACGCAAGTGGCCCAAGATTTGGAATGATCTGGATGACAGGCGGAGCGGCATCGCTCGCGTCCATAGCTGACACCATCACCTCAATGTCGGCAGCAGCGCCAGTGACTAGCTGTACCAGATCAGTTGTGCCCCTGAGGATTAGCATTACGCGAGCCTGATCAGGCCAGTGGACGAGTCATTCGTTGGCATCGTGAACGACAGTACGCCAGCCACGATGGTCTGAGATCCGAACGTGAACACGCCGAAGCTGCGGTTAGTATCCGTGGTGCTGTAGATCATCAGCGCGTCAAATGCCGCAATGCTCACCGTGCTGAATGAGATCGTAGCGGATGGAGTCCAGAACGCCGTCGTGCTGGTCAAGCCCGCCGTGTTGGCGTTGGTGACTGCGACACCACCTGCGCTGTAGCCAGTACCGGTCGCTTCGCCTGTCGCCGTATAGGCGGCGTTGGTGCCATTGGTGGTTGAGGCCGTAAAATAAAGCGCGGCCTTGAGGGTTTTGCCGTCAGTGACGGTGCCCAAGCCTACCTGTTTCAGAGTGCCGGAAATCGCATTCGTATTTGCCATCAGCCGAAACTCCCTACTTCAAGCGTGATTTCTCTACCCTTCAGGGCGACGTTTGCAGAGCGATGCACGAGCTGCACGCCCTCCCAGAATTCGATCCAGTGAACGTCCGCGTCGGGGTACTGATCGACGCCCGTCCGCTTTTCAAGGAGCGCCTCATCGGCCTGCTCGATTCCGTTGCCGCGATCAACTGCAATCACTGTGCTAACTCCAAAAAAAAGGGCCTCGCCATTGGGAGGCCCTTAAGTTCGCGCTATGCGAACGAGGGGGAAAATGACCCGCTAGGGTTGCAACCTAACCGCCGATCAGCTCACGGACGGTCTAGCGGGGTTAACTCAAGAGCCGCCGATCCAGCCAGCAGGTTAGTCGGCTGGGGTAATGACCCGAGTCCGTTGGCGTGGGGTTGCGTGTGCTGGTGGCGGCAAATCGTAAGCATAAAAAAAGCCGCCTTTAGGCAGCTTCTATGCGGAATAACGGATTCTGATTGCTAGATACCATTTCTTGTCCCACGCTGTCAAGCTCAATATGGACGTGCCACTCTGCTTGCTCCAATAGCCTAGAAGCCGTTGATTTACTTGCACTAATCTGAATCGCACAGTCACGGATGCTGTATCTTCGGCAGTAGCGGAATATCAAAATCTCTTTTTGCGCGGTCGGCGCCCGCCTCACGATGGCCTCAACCTGGGTTACTTCGATAGGCGGTTCCGGTTCATTCCCTCCCCTGCCGACGACTGAGCGCCAGAATGCGGACATGATCGGGTAGCCCTGCACTTCGTAACTGGACCACCTGCCCCATTCCTTGAGGCGGATACGTGCGTAGGTCAGGATTTGGCTCATGGTTTCATCCCGTCAGCTATCAGCCCAATATTCGCCAGCGCGTACCCGACGAACACAAAGGCCATGCCGTCCCTGCCGTCCATCCAGTAGCTAACCGCGACCCCGATGTAGATCAGCGTCACGAAGGCAAGCAGGGGGCCGCTCATGCTTGAGGCCCGTGACCTGACGGGAAAGCCAGCACCTTGCCCTTGCCCATCACCTGAGCCTTCCATTCGTCGTATGCCTGCCTGCGCTCTTGGGACGTTAGAGCTGGGCCAGACGAGTCCGCGGCTGAAAGCTGTATAGCAGCGATCTCATCTTTGAGCTGTAGTGCCCTCAGCCGGTTCTGCTGCCCTCTCTGAATCCGTTTCACGTCGTCTGAAAGGATTTCACGGATCACGGCTGGCTCACGATCGACTGTGAACCGGGCGCGAGCTGTGCGGTCGTGGTAGTGGCAGTCAGCGCAGCAATACAATCTGGGGTTCTTGGCATGGAACTCAGGAATTGAGCAATCAGGATTCGCGCAACGAAGCACCAGCATCTGTTTGCGATATGGCGTCTTCTCGACCTTTGGTTTTTGTTGGTCCATGATTATTTCCTCGAGCCTGTTATCTACATACGCACTACGCATCACTCAGCCCCCGCGTACCTTTGCCATTTGATGCACGGATACCGCGCATCCTTGTTCCACAGCACGCATCGCAGACTCGTTCCGGTCCATTGCGACCAGTGGCAGGTCTTGCAGGTCATGCCAGCGAGATCGCCACGGTGATCGCGATAACAGCGACCAACAGACCCGGTGCAATCCACCAGCCGGATGGCATCGGTTCAGGCTCCTTGGGGTGCGTGCGGTTGTACTCGCGCAGCTCGCGCTTCAACGCCGCGTAGGTCTTGGTGCCGGGTCTGTGTTCTGTTACTTGGTATTCCATATCGCCTCCCGTATCCATTTGATTGCATCTCCTGACTTGATCTGCTTTCCAGTCACCGGAATCAGTCGGTATCCGTAAACGGCTGCGAGCGATGCTTTTTCGCAGTCCCTCGAAATGCCCGCCCCTGTCGAATGCGATCCAACCGTCCATACAGCGCCTTGGCACTCCACCAGCAACCGATGTTCAGGAAAGCCAAAATCAAAGCGGAACTTACGACCAGGAATGCAAGCGAACTCCCTAACAGGAACAGGAAGCCCATCGGCCATGATCTGTAACGCAAGGGTTTGCTCCAGCTTGCTTGCCATTAGTCGCGAGTCGAGACGATGAACAGCGCCGCACCGATCAACAGAGCGAGGATGATCCACGTCATTTCATCAGCCTCAGTTGATTGGGGTCAGTCAGCTCCATGAAGCCCGCGATCTTGTCCATCGCATTTTCCAAATCATCAGCCAGCTTGATAATTTTCCCGGTGCGCTCCTCAATGCGCGACTGTTGAAGTCTGTTTTCTGTCTGGTAGAACGCCACTTGATCGAGCAGCTCACGCATCCGCGCAGCCAGCGCCAGTGACAGCTCACTCGCGTCAGGGATCGCGTTGACGTGGCCGACCAGCTCGTACGGGTCCATCCGGCTGTAGAAGCTCACGCTTGCCCCCTAGACCCGAAGCGGTTGGCTGGATGCTCGAAAGGCACGTCCCGGTATGTCGCAGTCGATTTGTCGTAAAACAGTTTCGCCATGCCAATCTTGCCGATCTGCCTGAAGCGGATTTTCTGGACATGAGCCTCAACCGGCGAAGACTCGTCTGCGAAGTCACGCCAGATCACAACCCCGTTGTCGGCCTTGTTCCGCCAGTTAGCTGATCCGCTGATGTCGTACAGCGTCGGGACCGGGTACTTGCCGTCCTCTCGATACATCTTCGCGGGGTGCGCGACAACGAACATCGCAACGCCGTGTCTGCGGCCAAACTGGCGGATGCGCTTCAGCACTTGTCCGGTGTAGATGGTTTCCGTCATGCCGTTGGGAAGCGCGTGTTCGAGCTCGTTCCACGGGTCGATGACCAGGAATCGAATGCCGAAGCGCGAGACCAGCGCCCGTGCCTTGTCGAGTACCGTATCGACGGTCCACTCGCTGTCGTCGTCGGGGAGAATCCAGCGGAAGTGGGCGCGTACCCACTCCTTCGCGGTCTGCAATGTCTCCCGACTCATGCGCGGTGTTGGGCCATCACCGAAGGGCTGCATTGCCCACTTCTCGGCAATGCGCGCCATGTGGTCCTCAAGCGGCTGGTTCTCAGGAGAGAAAAACGCGCCTCGCCAGCCGTGCATTGCAGCGAGGTGAACCGATAGGCAATCCACCCAGTTCGACTTGCCGCTATTAGGCATTCCCGTGACCACGGTGAACTCACCCGGCCTCACGGTGTAGAACCTGTCAACCTCATCCCAGCCGGTCGAGACGCCCTTCTCCCAGCCGTGTTCGTACAGGTGGTCGATCCGGTCGCTCAGGTCCGAAACGTCAAACACGCCAGCGAGCGGGAACGGCTCGGCATTGTCCAGGCACTCGCGCAGCACTTCAGGCCCGAACGAACGCAGTACGTCGTTCGCGTCCTTGCACTCGCTCGGCCACTTCACCCGCTTGCACTTCTCACGCCCCAAGCGCCTCGACAGCTCGTCCTCCAGACGCTTTCCGGGGCCGTCGCTATCCACGGCAATGATCCATTCCCGCACCGCCTCCACGCGCTCCCAGTCGGCCTCGAGGAACGTGAACTTGCTGGCGTAGTCCTTGGTGTTTTCAGCCGGGGCACCGTCAGGAACAGACACGCAAGACGTGATGCCCGCAACCTCGACCGACAGCTTGTCAATCTCGCCTTCCACGATCACGCACACGTCGGCCATGTCGTTCAGGCCATACAGAATCCGCTCGGCTCCCGTCTCCATGCGGAAGTTCTTTTCCCGGTCGCGGTACTTGCAGTTGATCCACTCATCGCCACGCAGATACGGGAACGCAACCGCCGCGACATGATCCTCAACCTGAGGCATGTACACCGACGCCGCCGTGACGTGATTCCGCTCAAGGACGGAGGCCGGTATACCCCGCTCCTCGAACCACGCCTCGACCGTCGTGCTGCGTTTCACGGGCAACGGCTCGGGCTTCCTGTGGACCGGCTTGCGCCATGCCGGGTCGAATCGCTTTGTCCCGTCGCCCAGTCCACCTGCCCATGAGCAGTGGTTGCAAAACCAGACGCCCTTATCGACGTTGACCGACAGGCAGCGAGCGGTTTTCTTTTTCCGCTGGCTTGAGCATTGCGGACAGGTCGTCAGCACTTCGCCTGACCGGCCATTGGGAATCGCGATGCCGTAGTCTGCGAGCGCTTTCATACCACCACCCCACGAAGCTTGATTCGTGATTTCTCTGGCGCTCTCAACCCGGTCCAACCATTCCCCTTGGTGTGTTCAACTGCGGCCATCTGCATTTCGCCCAGCGCCGCCATTGCAGCCTGAGCGGCTGGGATGGATACGGGCTTGAGGGGTTTCTTGATGCCCTGCCGGTACTCGATCCATGAATCCCACGCTTGTTGATCTAATCCCTGAACAACACCCCCCCCTTTGGGGGCCGGGGGGTCCTTCTTCTCTTCAGTCTGTGTTTGCGTCTGAGTCTGAGAGCGGATCGGCGCGGGTGATCGCGGGTCATCGCGGGTCCGGCCTTGCATCCGTTCTTTGTTCTTGCCGCTGGCTACCCTGTCTGCGTCATAGGCTGATTTCCTAGCCTTCTCCCGGTACTTCTCGTGGTTGACTACGCGCCATCCCCACTTGCGGTTGTCTGGGTCTATCAGCACCAAACGTCGGCCATCTTCTGACTCGCTGCGGCTTTCTGGATCAAGCTCCATAAGCTCCGCGATGGCCTGTTTAAGCAGTTCAATCGGCCAGCCAGTGAGCGCCGTCATGGCCTGGTACGTCATGTCGATATGGCCGTGCTTGTCTGCCATCGGCAGGATGGTCAGCCACACGGGGAGGGTCGGCCAGCGGCCACATAACGTGCCGTGAAAGACCGAATCGAATACCGGTGTATAGCCGCTCAAACTAGGCGCTTCCTTGCTTCCATCTTTTTGACCTGATCCACCGAGCGCCGCTTCACGAGGTCCGTCAAAGCGGTCAGGCAGATGCGCTGCGTAGCCTGATCAGGAGCCGCCAGGAGCGCCTTTTCTGCCATGTGAATGGCGACCTCAAGGCTGCTTTCAGTGGTGTACAGGCGGGCCATTTGCGGCTGTAGAGCCTTCATTTCCGCTTGGCTCCGTCCTCTGCCGGATCGATGCCAAACAACTCCGGTTGGAGTCCGTTGGCGTGCAGTCTTTTGGTTGCTATCCTGTAAGCATGAGATTTCTTCCGCGCCCATTCCTGCAAGATTTCGCGAGCGATAGAGGCTTTGTCCTTCTCGCTGGCTCTGGCCTCGACATCGAGCCAGATGTCTATGGACTCTGTGATTCCGAGGCGGAAATCTTTCAACGGGATGCTCATGGGTTTCGTCGAATCCTGTTAATCGTTTGTGGGCAAACGTTAAGGGGCTTCCCTAATCATCTGAATCCAGCTACGGTTACCTGTAGAACGAATAAAGCAAAGTGCATTAAGGGGCTCTGTCATAAACAACAAGAACTATCCCCCCCCCCCCCCCCCCCCCCCTCTTTTTTTTTTTTCCCACATAGATTTTTTCGTGAACAAAAAAAAAAACCCGCCCCCCCCACCGCGGATGTCAGGCACC